ATCAAGATTATCCCTACGACCTTAGCCCCTGATAGGCATACTACCTGCGTAACTTTCAACCAGGCGTGATGCCTGGCTACAGACATGGCTGAAGAGAACCTCCAGCAACCCGCAGCAGAGACTGCCGCACCTGAGGCTCCTGCTCCCGTAGAGGACATGATGCCCCGTTCTGAAGCAGAGAACCTGCTTAAGGCTTTGAAGGCTGAGCGCGAAGCTCGTAAACAGTATGAGCGAGAGGTCAAAGAGACCAAGGCTCACCTGGAGAAGTTCGCGGAAATCAACCCAGAGGAATATACTAAACTGCAACAGGAAGCCGCCGAGGCAGCGCGTTTGCAGGCTCAGTGGGGCGAAGCCCGTGAGGCTATCGAGCAAAAATACAGTGTCCAGGCTCAAGACGCTCGCAAGGAGGCTGAGGCTGCCGTCAAGGCTTTGGCTTCATACAAGAAGCAGTATGCTTTGGAGAAGGTATTTAATGCCGCTGGAGGCCGGACGGACTCTGTCGACGGAGTTTCATTCTTTGACCTGATGGCAGGCCAGCTTGGCGGCAATTTCCGTCAAGAAGTTGACGGCTCTCTTACTGTCGTCGATTCTGCGGGCGACCCTCTCCTCGATAAGGACTCTGGCAAGCGTATCAGCCCTGAAGATTATCTCGCCAGCTACAAGCATCATCCCGTGTTTGGCACCTTCTTTAAAGGCGCAAAGGGCTCTGGTGCTGGTATCGGGTATGGTGGCACGGATTCCAACGGCATGCCTGTTGAGGACTTGACTGGTCTGAGCAACGAAGAAATGTTCAAGCGTGCATTTTCTTGACCTGGTATGACTGGGATCTGGTATACTGTAAATAGTTACTCTATCTACAGTGAGACAGTCCCATCATCCCTTGTACCGCAGGTGGCGCAACATGATAGAAAGATGTCATCTGCCTTCTCATAACTCCTATCCCAATTACGGGGGTAGGGGTATTTTTGTGTGTGAACGCTGGAAAGAGTCCAAAGGACGAGGCAGCCACCAGTGGGCCCCAGGATTCCTCGCATTCCTTGAGGACATGGAATCCACTTTCGAGAAGGGGCTGCAGGTCGAACGCATCGACAACGACGGCCCCTATTCCCCCGAGAATTGCAGGTGGGCTACACCTAAAGAGCAGCAAGCTAACAAGCGTCCCAAACGCAAGTCTGGCACTTACAGGCCTGCCAAGCTCAAGCGAGAACGGGAGCTTCCCCGCTGGGTGTACCAAAACAGGACTGGTGGGAAGTATTACGGACGGGTCGGGCATAAGGGTAAGAATTACAGCACAGATTCCTATACCAATCCTCAGGACGCTTACATTATGGCTTTGGCTCTTCGTTTAGAATTAAGATGGCCCGAAAATCTAATTTAGGTAGAATAGTAGTAGCAACCCAGAAGGGAAACTCTGAGACGGAGTGGACTGGAGGGTGCGATTGTCGAGTTAGTTGTGACAGCTAACTAGACGCTAACACCCAATTCTTTGTTCACTCTTATTAAGGTATTATCATGGCGTTAACGCTGTTAGAAGCACAAAAACACGCACGGACTCCTCAGGAGCTTGCCGTCGTAACCGAACTGGCCGCTGGTCAGCTCATGTCTGTTCTCCCCTTCCGTAGCATCGAAGGTAACGGTCTCTTTTGGAAGCGTGAGGAGAGTCTGCCCGATGTCGGATTCCGTAACTATAACGGCGCCCTGGCTGAGTCTTATGCTGAAGTAAGCCAGCAGTCTGAGAGCCTGAAGCTCTTCGGTGGCGACATCAAGGTTGACCGCGCTATTGTTGAGCTGGAAGGCGCTGAAGCCAAGGCTTATCAGATCCAGTCCCGCGTTCGCGCTATGCGCATGGCTTGGGAAGGTCTGTTTATCAACGGCGACTCCAACCAGGCTCCTTCTGAGTTCGATGGTCTCAAGGCTCGTATCGGCACCGGTTCCAGCCAGTACTTCACCAATGGCACTGGTAACATCAACCTCGACAAGCTCGACGAAGCCATCGACGCAGTGGACGCACAAGGCGGCCGTAAGTACTTGGTGATGTCCAAGTCTGCCCGTCGTGCTCTGAGCCGCCATGCTCGTGCAAATGGTCAAATCGAAATCGCTCGCACTGAGTTCGGTTACCAGCAGCTCGTGTACGCTGGCCTCCCCGTCCTGGAGCTGGACCGCGACAACAAGAACGTTGCTATCCTCGATGGCAATCAAACCAACCAAGACGTCTACGTCGTGTCCTTCGGCAACGATCACCTGACCGGTATTCAGAACGGTGGCGTGAACGTCCGCGAACTGGGTGAGTCCTTCACTCAGCCTCAGATGATCACCCGCGTCGAGTGGTACTGTGGCCTGGCCCTGATCAATGGCCGTGCTGCTGCCCGTCTGGCTGGTATCGACACCACCGCCGCTATCTGATAAAGGTAAATAACCAAGTTTAGTTAAGAGGCCTTTCGGGGCCTCTTTTTTATGAAAAGGTATCCTAGCGCATGAAAGAACTAAAAGTCAACAAGCTGATTTCTTGGGACAGGGAAACGGTCAGACTATTGTCGTCTTACCCTGCTATCCTTGTTGATGTACAATGGGTCCCTGGTAATGGGAACGGGTACCTAAAAGCCTTTCACCCGTCAACAAGAAGACTTGATATTAGGTGGGACGCCACCGGCGCTGTTTCTGGCGTAATTAATGCAAATAGGTTCCAGCAGATCGTAGTAAGCGGGACCATTCTGGAGCTGGTTCCTGATGAAGTAGAGCCAAGGCTTGAGGAATGGGTTGTAGCAATTTCACCCGTAGAAATACGCTATGAAAAGCCCAGGAAGCGCCTCAGAAGGTCTAGGAAGAGAAGAAGGCCTTAGGTAGCCTAGACCAAGTAAAATACACCGCAGGAGGGTGTTCTAGATGGCTGGGACCACGCTAGCAACACGCGGGCTAAATTTGCCCGCCCATGATTACATTTCACTAAATCCGGCAGCTGCACCTTCGAACGGTGACCAGGAGATCACGTACCGCAGGGGAGGAGCCGCTGGTACTGTAGTTGCTGTTCTGACAGTCACTTATGTCGGCGGTGAAGTCTCTGTTGTAGCTAGGAGCTGAATATGCCGTATAAGTTTAATCCGTTTACTGGTACTCTTGACGAAGTTGGCACTGGTGGTGGCGGTGGTACTACCAACCTTGATGGGCTTACTGACGTAACCATCGCCGCGCCAAGTGATTGGGAGGTTTTGGGCTATAACGCAACCTCTGGTCTGTGGGAGAATACCAGTCATATTCATGTCAGTGTTGCTGGCAATCTCTATGTTCATATCAAAAACACTGACTCTGTTCAGCTAGATAAGGGAACTCCTTTCTATATTACAGGTACTGTTGGTGCAAGTGATCAGGTTGAAGTTCAAGCGGCAGATAATACCGATCCCACTAAAGGACCAGCTATCGGTCTAGTAGAAGATAACCTTCCTATTAACGCAGAGGGTAATGGAGTTCTTATTGGCGAGATCTACAATTACGATACCGCTACTCCTGGATGGTCTACTAACGACGCGCTGTATGTCTCTGCGGCAGGAGTCATTACTAACGCACAGCCTGCTAGTGGCTATCGTCAGATTGTCGGTTACGTCGGCAGGGTGCATGCTTCCACTGGTACTATTGTTGTTTTAGGTAACCAGAAGGACCCGGTCGCCGGTAGTGATACCGAGATTCAGTTTAACGACAATGGTGGCTTTGGAGCCAGTGCTGATTTAACCTGGGACGATACCAATAAAGAGCTTGGGGTCGGCGGTGACATCAACCTGGACGACGGCGGCACATTTAGCACCACAGTCCAATCCGTAACACCAACTGCCAACCGCACAATCAGCTTCCCGGATGCAACGGGTACTGTTGCACTGGTTAGCGGTGCTAACGGCACAATTCAATACAACGACGCTGGAACGCTAAAGGGCAACAGCAATTTTACTGTTAACGTTGACTGGGATAACTCGGCAACCACGTTTACTGCGCTGAAGGTAAACGTACCTGATGTCCTTCAAGGTGCTTCCGATAGCAAGCTGCTGGATTTACAATCCAATGCGGCCAGCAGATTTAAGATCGGACAGGCTGGCGAGCTAACGCTTAATGCAGATGGGATTAGGTTAAACGAAACTTACATCTATACAGGCGCGGCTGCTGGGACACTTACACATAGAGTTTATGCCGCACGAGGAACTCAAGCGTCTCCAAGCGTAAGTTTAGCGGGTGACAAGTTGATCGGTTATGCCGCATTCCCACGATTATCAACGGGATTTTCTGGCGGTCCAGGCGCGAGGATGCAATTTGTTTACCGTGGTGATTCAGCGTCTAATACTCGCGCAACAGACATTGAATTCGAAACTTCAATAGGCGTTGCGGGTATCTGGCCTCGTCTTGGGATTGTAAATACTGGAGGCATATGGATTCAGGTTGATGGGTTTAACAACAATACTGCCAACAGAGTATTTTTGAATTGCGACGCCGCCAACACCTTCGCCCAACGCAACGGCACCGCTTCCCAAACCTACCGCCTTTATAACACCTATGCCAATGGCGGTGTTGATTTTGAGCGCACCTCACTAACCCGCGATTCCAGCGGTCTTGTTATTGATGCACAGAAGGGCGGCACTGGCGTAGATCCAACGAATTTGTTGGATTTGAAGCTGGATGGGACGAGTTTATTCAGTGTATCTTCAACCAGAGGAGACATCACAACTAACGCGGAACGTATAAACCTTGTTTCAAATACAACATCACAAGGTCATATTTATGCGGGCACTGGTGGAGCAGGTAATCCTGTTGACCTAGCTGGCACAGGCGGGGCGCTGAACACAGTTGCTTTGAGAGTAGATTACTCAGGCTTAACAGCCAGACAGTCGATTCCTATTGGTTGGGCTGCTGGAACTGCCATTGACACAGGCTTAGATACTGCTCTAGCCCGCGACTCCGCAGGCGTCGTAAAGATCACCGACGGCTCCACTGGTACGGGTTATCTAAGGCAAGTCCCTATTGCCGTTGCAAGTTTGCCTACAGCCGCTGCAGGAAACGCTGGTACGCGTATCTTTGTTTCAGATTCAAGCGTTGCCGCAGCAGGTAATTTTGGCTCCGTCGTTGCAGACGGTGGCTCTAATACCGTCCCAGTTTATTCTGATGGCGGCGCATGGAGGATCGGCTGATGACATCCTCTTCAAACTCCTCTA